GGTTTGAGAGTAGTTATATAATAAACCAATTTATCACACACGGATTGAATAAGTTTGTCTTCAATTTGCGAATAGGGAATATCTTTCGATAAATCATGAACTGCGTCATAAATGATTGAATTCGAGTCAAGATAGAGATTATTAATTATAAGTTTATTATTTTTACTCAGAGTATCAAATTTTCTAATAATATGACGATGTTTTTTAACAATGTGTGAAAAATAACTGGGAATACCCATTACAAATTATATAATACTATAGTGAAACCTTTATATTAGTCTACTATATGATTGTAATGTTTTATATATTTAATATATTATATTATATATTTAATATAGAGAATGGCAATTAAATTAACGTTATATAACATTTTACAATTATTTTCTTTGATATCACCACTTTTGTTAGTATTTTTTTTAGTCATGTCGTCACTGTTTAATCAAAATTTAAAAGGTATTGTCTATTTAGCAGGTGTGCTTCTCGCGTCGTGTATTAATATTTTTTTAATGAACCAAATAGGTAGTAGTATGCTGGAAGATGCTTCCATGTCGTGTGATTTAATAAAATTACCTATATTGTCTGAATTTAATAGTCCTGCACCGACCAGTTTATTTATTGCTTTTACAATTGCTTATTTAGTATTGCCCATGTATTATAATAATCAAATAAACTATGTGGTTTTAGCATCATTATTGTGTTTGTTGGCGATGGACGCTGTTACAAAAATTACAAATAAATGCACGACATCTAGTGGTAGTATTTTGGGAACATTAGTCGGATTAGTTTTGGGCACAGCGTGGTATACATTGTTTCATCAGTCGGGGTATGACTCACTTCTTTATTTTGATGAATTACAAAGTAACAAAGTAATATGTTCAAAACCATCTAAACAAACATTTAAATGTAGTGTTTACAAAGGCGGAACTTTAATTAGTAGTAATATAGTTTAATATAGTTATTGCTTAATTTTAAATTATTAGATTTAATTATTAGATTTAATTATTATATTTATAAGCATTTGCATTAATATATTCAATAAATTTACTGACAAATTGTTTCCGATAAAATGTATTTAACATTGCTTTATCTGATCGTAAATTTTCACTCATCACATTTATAAAATTAGCAATAACATTTCTAGTATTCGCTCGTTTATAAATAGACATCTCTGCCATTGTAAATTCCTTATTACCAATGCGTTTATTAACACTATTATGAAATGCCCACAAATAGTTTATGAGATTTTCTTGCGACGATGTTATTTGCCCTATATTTGCGCGTTGCATGGCACTCGTGGCATGTTTTTGACAGTCTGGACAAGGTAAATTATTACATATACCGCTAATATAGGAAAATAAGACAGGTAATTCGCTTTTATATTCCGGTTTTAATTTTTCAGCAAGAGTATGAAATATATACCATGTTGCATTTCCCCATACCTTTTTTTTCATTTAATATATAAAGATATAATTTATAGTATTAACTAAACATAATGATATATTGCACCGAAGGTAATATTGATTTTTATCAAGAGTTGAATAAAATAGAATCAACTATAACTACTAATACAAACGAAGATAATATGTGTATGTTAACACAACAACCGCTAACTGAAAACTATATTACATTACCATGTAAACATAAATTTAACTATATACCTTTATATCATGAAGTTTCTACTAAATTTATAAATAATAATTATGAATCGGTTAAATTAAATAATAATGAAATAAAATGCCCATATTGTCGTAAAAAATTTAATAAACTACTGCCGTTTATAAATTATGAGGGAATTGAGAAAAAAAATGGTGTAAATTGGCCTGAGAAAGATTGTATGAAACACATGGATTGTAGTTGGGTTTATAAAACGGGGAAAAAAAAGGGAGAATTATGTAGTAATAATGCATATCAAAAAGGCGCAGAATGTTACTGTAATCAGCATTGGAATGTGAATATTATTAAAAATTCAAAGGTGGAAGAGGATGATATTTGGACAAATGAAATGGAACTTTTATTCAAGGCATCACACATCATTGGTTTAAAAAAAATTTTAAAAGAAAAAGGTTTAAACTTATCTGGAACCAAAAAAGTTTTGGTAAAACGAATAATAAATTATAATAAATTATAATAAAATATAATAAATTATATAGTCGTTTAATAAATTAAATTATAGTAATATTATTATTTATTAAATATAAATAATAATTATGTCTACAAAAGAGAAAATTACACAATCCATTAAACAATGGTTACATTTGGAAAAAGAAATTCAGTTATTACAAAAGGAGTTGAAGGAGCGAAAATCTAAAAAGAATGAATTATCAACTGCTTTAGTAGAAATAATGAAATCAAAAGAGATTGATTGTTTTGACAGTAGTGAAGGAAAAATTATTTATACTAAAAGCAATACTAAAAATACAATAAATAAAAAATATCTAGTAGAGTGTTTAGAAAAATATTTTGAAAGTAACCCGAATATACCAACCGATGATGTTGTAAAATTTATATTAGAGAACAGGACAATTAACGTTAAAGAAAGTATACGGCATAAACCATTAAAAAATATATAGTATTTTAATATAGTATTTTAATATAGTATTTTAATATAATATAATATGAATAACAATACAAATAAAGAATTAATAAAAAACAAGTTTAATATAAAAACACAGTTTGAATATCCAGAGAAAACAAATAAACATATAAATTATAAAGATGAAGGAAAACATGTTCACGATTTTACCAAATACGATGTAGACAGTATCCAGAATTTATATATCGAAGAACATATCACTAAAAGTAGTGATAAAAATTACAATGAGCATGATCATCAGCACGAGCAGGTATATTATGGTGATCAACTAGCATCAAAGTCTAATTCCAACAAATTAACAAAAATGTATCTTAAAAATAAAACAATACACGTATGTGTATATCAGTTGATAAAAGATACAATAAAACCGTTTGTTATGTTTTTATTATATAAAGAGGATGATAATATATTATATTTACCAACGTTTCCTGTTAGTGATACGATAGTAGAAGATATTCTTAAAAAAATGAACCATGTTTTTCAAGAATGGAATCCTAAATTAACATATAAAGGTTTTATAGATAATGATGGTAGCAATATAGTTATTGTTTTAGAATTTAAAGAGAACGACCATGGAATTGGTAAAAACAATTATGATTCCAAGTGGTGGTGGGCATTGTCTACTGAAATAGTTAATACTAAAAAACTATTAAGTTTTACTATTGATTATTCGGTTATACAATTTTTTTTGAATAATATTGAATTATTATTCATAAATAATAAAGCAGGACATCAATATGAGTGTCCGTGTGTGGGATATTATGGCGATGATTACAAGTATACCGATATAACATTTTCATTAGGTAGAAACAGAAATGATGACATAAATGCGGAGTTTGGACCTTTTTATTATTTTTATACGTATGAACAAGCAATACATGATGCAAAAGAAAAAGAAAAAGGTGGTCTAGTTCGTTTTGCGCTTTTTACCGGTAAAATAAAAGTAGTTATTAAAGATAACGACCAGACTATTGAAGAATACGATTCAATTGCTCGTAGCAAACCATATGTACTTGTAGTGAAAAAGAAAAAACAACATATACCATTGGAATATTATTATGTAAATAAAACTACAGGAGTTATTGAATAATATCTATATTTCGTATTATTATTATTATTATTATTATTATTCTATACATAAGTTTCTATAATTCTATTTGAATTGTAATCCTTGTACATTTCGCATGCTTTGTAATAACCGATAAATACAGAAGCAAAGACAGTTACTAAATTATTGAGTAACATTAGAAAACTGTTAATTTCTATGGAATATGCAACCCAAATGACATTGCCAACTATACGCATCGCCAAAAACAAAGCACTAAAATCGCGCGTAGATTTGGTTTTATAGGTTTGTATCATTTGTGGAATATTATAAATTAAATTAATAATATTCGCGATTATGATGAGTACATTCATTGTGAGAGATACATTATTATCTAATAGTGTGAAATTCATGGTATGTCAAGTTATTTTAATTGACGAATAGTTAATCTATATAACAAGTTTTATATCTTTTAAGATTAATATTAAGATTTAGATTTATCATATAGATAATTTAATATCATATAATATAAAGTATAATAATGTCTGGATTAACTAGGACATTAACATTATTTGTATCCGTTGCTTTATTATCTCTCATTATAACCACATTGTTTGCCTTTTTTGGTATAGGATTTGACGTGTATGGTAACTATCTTTTATGGTTTATTGCTTTAGCTATTTTATATGCTATATTACCAAAAAAATCAGGAACATTATTTGCTACACCTGAAGTATAAGTATAAGTATAAGTATAAGTATAAGTATAAGTATAAGTATAATTGATAAAATTGAAATAAAAATAAACCGAGATAAAGAAACAATAATTACAAGAGAAATGGAGAAACCAATTAACAAGAAGATTGAACAATTTCAGGTTGATTTTAAAAATAAAATTAAGCAATGGTTTGATACACACAATGTTACAATTAAATCATCAGATGTTGATGCCCATACTGATGCTGTCGATTTAAAAAGCGAATTTTTACAATTCGTATTTGATAATCCTAGTTTAGTATTGGAAAAAGAAGATTTTCAAAAAAGGAAACGAATCAAGAATATAGTTCCAAGCAATAATTTATGTATGGCAAAACGAGCAAATGGTGAACAATGCACACGCAGCAAGAAAATGACTGGTGGAGATTATTGTGGGACACACATTAAGGGGACACCGCATGGCGAAATAAATGTGAAAACATCTACAGATGATAAAGAACAACACAAAACAAAAATAGAAATCTGGGTTCAAGAGATTAAAGGTATTAATTATTATATTGATAGCACAAACAATGTCTATAAACACGAAGACATCATCTCCAACAAACAAAATCCAGCAGTCATTGCGAAATGGTCATTGACTGATGCCGGTGTGTATAAAATACCAGAGTTTGGCATATAAATAAATATAATATTAAATATAATATTAAATATAATATTAAATATTATATAAACATGACTATAGAACAACTTACTACTATTATTAAACTATTAGACTTGGAAAGCATTATAAATATAAATATATCCGACAAACAAAGTTTACATGGGTTGTTAATACCACGAGAACAACTGATTGATGATGTAAAATATGAAAAGATAAAAATAAATATACCTAAACTCAAGCAATTTTTTTCATCATCCTATATGACAGCACTTCAATCAACGGCGGATAGTCATCAACGCTGGCCTTTATTGAATTTAGTTCGTCAACTCCTTTGCGCATTTAATTATAAACTAATTCCCAAACGAATATGCGACGGATATACCAGCGACGGAAAGAAGAAATATAAACGGATGTTTATTATTGAAACACAAATAACAAATAAATAAACTTAAACTTAATTATAATAGTATTTATTATAGTTAAGTCATGATACTAAATAGAATGGGGTCGTTAATAATAATAACAACAACTACTGGGTTATTGATTTATTATACCTATTATCGTAAAAATAAAGATAAAATTTATTTGCGCGATGCTGAAACACAAACACAAACACAAACACAAACACAAACACCAGAGATAACTACTCCACCCAATGAAATAAATCTTCCAGATTTTATTACGGTTGAAAACAACACAAATTTAATAGACACAAATGTAATAGATATAATAGACAGACAACCTAAGAGATCACTTTCGTTGTCAAGTTTTTTTAATTACATGCGTAATGTATGAAAAATGAAAAATGTATATTCAACTTATCATCTTCTTACGAGTTTTTCTACATTTTTTCAAAAAGGGTTTGTAAAAATCGGTTTTGAAATGTGTAAATAGTTTGTAATCAATCGCAAACGTGGACCATTTTGATGCCTGTAAAATAGCATTAAACTCTACAGAATTAATTGCTTTCACAATATCATCTCCTTGTTTTTTGGATGTGATTGGCAGAGCGAATAAATTTTGTGTCATCGCATATTTACCGTCATAGTCGTTAAAAGGATAGGGGTAGCGACCACCATTTATAATCACCTTGGGTATATTAAAATGACCCTTTTGTTTAGAATTGGTATATCTTAAATGCAGTGTATTACCATTAGTAATTGAACTTATAACTGGATATTTAAAACTATTATTTTTTGTTTCTTTTGTATGCGAAGTAGAATAAAATGTATCGTGTATAATATTTAAAGGTTTATTTGATTTATTAGACTCATTATCATTATCATTATCATTATCATTATATAATAAACTTTTAATTTCTTTAATTTTATAATTGGGAAGAAACTTAAATTTTTCTAATTTAAGATGATGTTCTTGTCCCATTTCATCTATAACAAGTGTGCTGTTATTGTTAGACGATGGACTATTTTGCACTACATATAAATCTACTTTTGTGTTTACGTGAAAAAGTTCTTTAGTTTCTGTGGCACCATAAATATGTAAGTATAGGGTATGTTTATGTGTTAATATGTCCCATAAATTAATTTTATTATCTGGACTTCTCCAATTCGGTGGATGTATAAATGCCAAATATCCATCCTCTTTTAAACTCTCTAATGATTTAAAGACAAATCTGGGCCACAATGCAATGTTTTTTTTATTCGCGTCAGATGCTGCTTCGTTAAAGGGTAAGTTGCCGATAATAATATCAAATTTATGAGCAAAGTGATGCGATAAAAAATCAGCACTAATTATATTATATTTTGAATCATTGCCGAAGATAGAACGCGCAACTTTAATATTTTTGGCATTTATTTCAGTCATATAGAGCATATTTTTTAAAATGTGTTGACTACGTTTTGATTTATTCGGTATTTTTTTAGCGAGACCAGACATTAAACGAGTATATACAAGCATAAAAAAATTACCGATGCCACTGGCAGGATCTAACCATTTTAAATTTGAGTTTGTCCAAACATCGGTAGGTAAATGGTCTAATAATTCATTTATTAATATGGGCGGAGTAAATACCTCACCGAATTTTTCTTTTTCGTCGGTACGAACTGGTAAATATTCTTCTATTTTATCTAATACTTGATCGTTGTTCATTGAGGTTATTACAACCATATGTTGTGTTCTTAAAATAGGTATATATTATATCCAACATTTGGAAAAGGTTGCGCCAAAACAATGTAAAGTTCAACACTATTTTTATATGTAATAAGTTGATATAAACTTATTACCTATTATCTTAACAACACCGGTTGGAGTTGATTTGGCACAACCTTTTTAAAAGGTTGATCATAAATAAAACCTCAAAATTTCATACATTTGGTCATAGCAAATAGGATCTCTATGCTGAACATGACTACAATTTGTTTCATGAATATGAAATCCGTCATTTTCATCTAAATATTTCAGTCCCAATAAATCCAACTTGTAGAGATCCGTATCGCGAATATCTATTACATTATAGTCTTCATCATAAAAACTAAATTTTCCACTTTCATGAGGAATAACTGTTCCATCGTTGGGTGACCAGATAAGCACAAAATTAATCAATGATTTTATATTTTCTTTTTGCTCATAAGAAATCGACGAGTTACGTTCGTTATTCAACAAGGGTAGATAAACACATTTATCTAGATAGGTATCCATCTCTGTTGGATCGCGCCAATAACCTGCAACTGACAGATGTTTCTGTAAAAAATCAGTATACATATTCAATGTCAATCCATTTTTAACACCACCATGTGGGGACACCAATGTTATCAAATTCAATACAGGAAATTTATTACATTGTTCTACATACCCTCTTGCCAATAACCCCCCTTGCGACATGCCGATAAAATCAAACCCATCTTTTAATTCCTTAATAGAATACAACGTGTTGCATAGTAGAAATAATTGTTCTGGCAATGGCGTATAGAGACTGGTGCTTTCACCGTTGCCAATTTCTATATTAAATACAGTTCTGTTAAATGTTTTGGAAACCCAGTCACTAAATCCATCCATTTTCTCAACAGAACTCGCGACACCATGTAAAACAACTACAGGAATATCATTAATATCACTATTATCGTTATAGTTATAGTTAATATCATTATTATAATTATATTCAATAGTTACGGGAAAGGATTTAACACCAGTAATATTAGTATTTTTAGTGAAAGACGTGAGCAATAACATAACCAGTTTAAGATAAAACATTATCACTGGGATATATTGTTAATTAATAACAAATATTATTTAAGTTAAATTGTTAAATAGTTAGAGATTAGGATTGGATTTACTAAAAATATGAATAGCATTGGCAGTAAGATTTTTAGCCTCTGCTGTTGCTTGATCTTTTATTTTTTTTAATCTAAGAACACGTTCTCTCATATACAACGGTATAGAACTGAAATCAACGTCACTTTGTGTTTTATTGTGAGAGTATGAATCTGGATTGTCTAAACCAGTAATTATTGAATCATCATCATTATGTAATTCATTATCTTCATTGTTTTTAATATTATAATTATCCTCTATATATGTAATGTTACTATTTTCATCAATAGGTGTGACTACTTTATATTTACACAATTTACAATCCATCCATGGAGGGCATTTACAATACTGATACGATTTACATCGCAAGTTGTCTTGGCATGGTTGTAAATCTTTTATAGAATGTATTTGTATTGGAGGATTTTTCTTATTATTATTAAAAACACCATAAGGATAAGATATACCACTTTTTTCTTTACAAATATCTATTATAGCAATTTTTTTTCCATTACTACAAGGATTATCATTATATGTTCTATATAATTTATCATAACATATTTCGCTTTGTAATCCATCATTCAATTGTGTTGGAACATCTGCACATACATTACACGCTGGATTTAAATAACTAGCGGTTTTGGATAAATTAATTAAAGTTTTATAATCTTTATAAATCAAAATACCTTTACGTGTTGTATCCTCATTCATATCTGTAGTGGATGGACAATTATTCATTAAAAAATTGGGATTGATATAATTATTATATTCAGATGAATGTGTTCTAGCATATTTATATATAGTTTTCCCATTTATTTTATCATAATATTGATTAAAATCTTTTTGCTCATCATTGGCAAATGTTCGATATCTACCCATATTTACTATATACTATATACTATATACTATTATATAATATTATTTCGTTCATATAGAAGTTCCAGTTCAAGTGAAAAACTAAAATCCATAAAATTAAGATCAATAACATTACCAAATTTATCAAGTAGTTTAATTTCCATTTTAGTTAAGTTTACCGGACCATTGTATTGTCTTATTTTAACCAGTGGATTAGAATCATTTTCGGCAATGATTAGTGAAAATTTACCATTGATCAATGATATTTTTGCGAGTGTGTATTGATCTATACTCGATTTATCAAAACAAATAATATTTGTTTCATTATAATTATACTGGTAATCATTTACACATAAATATATATAACGATCGCCACCCGCATCAAATAAACCTTCCGAACTAAGCATACCTTCTATTTTCAAATAGCGGGCAAGTCTAAATCCTAATATCCAACCGAATGTTTCCATCATATTCGATGTAGTATCGGTTGTAAAATGAAGCGAAAATACAAAGTCATCGGGAGCGCTTTCAACTATTTCAAATAGGGTTTTATTATTGTTGGGATTAATGGAGATCATTAAATGTTTTAAGGGCAAATCTGAATTCGATTGATTAAAATATTTGGTATTTAAATAGGCAATAATAGTATCTGTATCGTAATTTCCATCAGGAATAATAATATTATAGATACTACATATATTACATGTAGTAATTTCTATAGTAAACATGTTATTTTTTTTTAAATGGGAAAAGAGATACCATGAATTGGGTATTTCAATCGAGGCGAGTTTCATAGAAATAACGTTTTTAAATTGTTTGGGTAAGACATACACATAATTACACGGATTACTATTATAATATTTTTCTCTAAAGCAACTGTCAATATGAACATTCACAAGATTGGTGATGCGTTTAATAGAATTAATAGTTCCAGAAACAACTTTATTTTCAAATGTATTTACTATACTGGTATTGGATTTATCGAATACTAATGGTTGTGCCGGTGTTAGACTCTTAACATCAATTATATCATCATTCAACTCATCTTCCTTTTCTATTTTGTCTAAAATCTTAGTTAACAAGATATTGGCATTATCGATGTTTTCAAAATTATGATAGTTTTTAATTAAACTAATAATATAATTGTCATCTTCTTTGCTGGGTAAATAGTGGGTATCATTAATTTTCATATAATCACGATATTTGTGAATACACGATAATATCATGGCAATTTGTTTAAAAAATATTACAATAGTTTGTTGGTCTGGATCAGATAATTCTCTAATTTTTTTCATTTTAATAGTCATGTCAATAATATTGTCATCTGTTAAATTTGTAGATATTTTAAATAAGTTAACCATATCCTCTAAACTATAATTATCAATATTTGTATCAATATTATTCATATTATACTTGATAAATATTTGTTTTTATCAAGTTTAATTTTTATATTAAGTTATTTATCTACTATAACTAAGGATTATATCGATAATTATTATTATCTGTTGGAGATATAGGCATACATCCAGAAAAATCGATTAAATAGGGTAGTTTAATATTTAAATTATCAACAGAGTTGTACATACTTTTAACAAATAAATTTAATATTGCCACATATGGAGTGTTTTCTGCATTAATGGGTAAACCTTGTGATTGTTTTGGTATAGAATTAAAACTATTATCTACTGCCATTTCAACACCTTGTGCTTCATACATGTTAAAAAATTCATCTATTGTGATGATAGATGGACCTCTTTTGTAAAATTTATGAATATCATTTTTATTATAAAAAATATCACAAAATTTTTTATAACAGTCGCATTTATTTTCCTTTTTATTACAGTAGCATTTATCTTCCTTTTTATTACATGCGCATTTATCTTCCTTTTTATTACATGTGCATTTATTTTCCTTTTTATTACAGTAGCATTTATTTTCTTTTTTATTACAGATAATTACTTTAGTATCAATATTAAAATTAAAAATTGTTTTTAATTTACTAATGTGTTTATTAAAATAAATAATAGATTCTACACTCCAACAATTTTTAGGCATTGAACACTGATATAAACTATCTAATGTGGACATTAAATTAAATTTATTTCCACAAACATCAACCTGTTTATTAAGTGTAATATAATTTTCTAAAGTTGTAGGATTAATTTTATTACGTTGATTAATAATACTGCAATTTAAATTAAAAAATTTATTATTATTAAAAAAAAGTGTATGAAAATCTTTATATGAAATTGGAACACACGATAAATCAAAATTAAAAGTTTGATTTTCTATACATTTTTCGGTTAAACATGTATCATATAGAATCGCAAAATCAACATAAATATTATAAGAAATGTCAGGATAGCGAGTCCATGTCGTTGGCAATAAAGATATTAATTTTGATACAGTGGGTGTTTCTAAATTATTGTCAGAACCGAATGTATATGTCCCATTTAAACTAACACCCGTAAATACTGCATCGCCTATACATACTAGATTATTTGTATTATTCAATACTATACTCGATAATGAAGAACAACCATAAAATACTTTACAACCAAGAAAATTTAAAATATCTGGTAATAGAATGCTTTGTAAAGAAGAACAACCATTAAATGCGTCAATATTAATTTTATTAATGGTAGCACTTAATTTAATACTTTTCATCGACGTAAAATTTGTAAAAGCATTGATACCAATTTCATAAATTGTAGATACTAAAATCACACCACTAACGTCAATTATGGAATACATAGCATAAGGTGTTTGAGAATAATTATATGCTAATATTATATTTTCAATATCATTTTCTTGTATGACTTCACCAATGTTAAAAGATATATTTGAACTATCCGTAAAGGTGATTATATTCATTTTATATAAATAACTACAAATTAATTATGTATATAAAAATTATTTATCTAAATATCAGGTATTATATTTAATTTGAATAGATGAATATGTATAAGCAGTATATCTTCCATAATCTGGAATCTTTTTAGGATTAGTATTAGTTCCGGTTCCATTATTTTTTGCTGGTAAACCTGTGCTATCAACCGTGTCATATGCTAATCCAGGAGAACGATACGTAGTTGGAATAAGTTTGTTACCAGTGGCATCTTCACCAAAATATATATGAGGGTAAACATTATTACTAATATCAGCGATTCCATCAACATGATTATAACTACCATCTGCTGTAGATTCTGTAACGGAATTGAAGTTTATTAAAAATGGCCATCTAATTTTAATATCTTTTACACCTGGTGTACAACTACGAAAGTTAGCAGTAATGACAGCATTTACTAAACCAGTGTAAATAAGTGTATTATCCGATGCATCTAACGGCAAACCGGTTGTAGCATCCATAACTAGACCTTGTGCCTCTAAACCATTAAAAAAATCATCTAATGTAATGGAACATTTAATATTACATTGATTTCCAATATCTGTTAAATAATTAATGCTTCCTAAAGTTGTGGTAAATTCAATTACACTGCATGTATCCCAACAATCGATAGGTATAGATAAATCATGTTGATAAGCGGATGTAATAATATTATATAAATTAAAATTTGGATAATCCGTTCCATAATTCGCATTTTCATTAATAAAAGAAGAATATAAAACTTTACGAGCATCATTTGATAAAAATGGTTGCCATTGTGTTCCGATTACACCGTTAAGTGGTTGAAAATCAGTTGCTTGTCTATAAAATAATGCTTGAAATGTAGCATATGATATATATACTGGAGAAAGATCAATAATATTAGCATCTTCTTCTTTTATAACATTCATTTTTTGTTCAATTACAGCTACATTTACATTTATTCCAGTATAAGTGGGATCTTCAGTATATGTTGCTGAATGACAATTACAATTATTAACATTGAGTTCAATATCGCAAGCACAACTCATTTATTATATTATATATTAATATAATAAATTTTCCTAAATAAAATGAATCATTTTCTTTTATAAATATAATAAACATGAACCATTTTATAATGTTAATACTAAATGAATATTTAATAATATTATGTAAACTTGATATTTAAATGGTAAAGTATTTTTTAACATTTTCTTCAATTTCATTAAATGTAATATATTCTTTCTTAATTAAATTTGTAATATAATCTAATATATTTTTATCATAATCAAACTTTTCAGGTTTTCCTATAATTAAATTATACAACTCATAATGTGGACTTAGACGAATACGTGGGATTTTATACATTAATTGTGCAATATTATTACCATTTGTATTAAATAAATTATTTTCAAGAGTTTCTAATTCATCTGTAGTATCTATAGTTGATTTAATAATATATAACATATTTTCATATAATATGAGAGTGTCGTCATGTGTCAATATATAATAATTTTTTAGTTTTTTAATAGTATTTGAAATATTAAACGAATTTTGTTTTAATATTTTCCAATTTTTTGACATAATCGGTGTAATAAAAGTATCAAAAATATATTTTTTAAACCTAATAACATAATAAGGTGACACATCACCTTTACAATATGTAAATTTACCAGTTAAATTTAATGTATTTATATTATGTTTACCGGTTAATGATAATGTAGTAGTCATAATAATAATAAACGATATTATATTGTTCTTAATTATATATTATTTACAATTACATGATTTTTTCACAGAATTATGATGATTATGAAATTTACTATTGTCATCTTTATTTTTACTATTAATATGATATTTATTATCATTATTATGATTATTATAACCTTTACTACCAGTAGTATATAACATATTTGGATTATATTTTGTTCTATCATAACCTAACATAAATTTACATGTATTTAACTTTTTATTATTACAATCTACAGATGAAAAATGCCCTGGATAATCGTGGCAACAACAATTAGGTTTGAATTTTACATGTTCATATTCATGTTTATCTTCATGTTCATCTTTGTGTTTTGAATGATGGTTTGTGAAATTCATTTATAGTATACTATTATTATTATATACGCATTTTATTTCGTTCATTAATGACCGATTGTAAAACCTCACTTGGTAGTTTACACGCAATCATATACTGAGTAAATGCGTTTATGTCTTTCGGAAAACATGCTCCACCAAAAGAGACTTTTCCATCATGTCCGGGTATAGATGTATGCTGAGCATGGATCCATCCATTTTTCAACATTAAATTTTTAACATTAGTATAAGGCACTTTCATGTGTTCGCATAATAAAAAAAGTTCTGTAAAATACTGGATTTTAGTAGCATAAAAACTATTGCACGCTAATTTTGTTAACGCGGATTCCTCAGATGCACATACCGATACTTCCGCAGATGGAAATAGTTGTTTATAAAAATGGATGACCGTATTAATATACGCTATAGATTGTTGGGTATGTCCAAGTATAATATGTTTTTGATTAAAAAAATCTTCTACTGCGGTACTCGCACTTAAAAATTCAGGATTATGTATAATATTTAAATTTAAATATATATTATTAAGAGTAGAACAATAATCGGGTAACACGGTTGATTTTATTAAAATAATTCCACTAAAATCATGATCGGACAATAATTTTAAAGTAGTATTCATTTCAGACATGTTATACGTTTTCAAATTCTCATCATAGAGTGTCGGTAAACAAATAAATAAAATGTCACTATCTAACAACTCGTCAAAAGTATTTAAATTTTTATATTTATCATAAACATTTAATTGTATGTTTTGTTGTTTTTGTTTTAATAAAAATTGTAAAATAGCATTGCCAACAAATCCACAACCACATATACCTATCTTCATTATGTATAGAGACGATAATAAATAAATTATATAATGATTTCATAAATGGAAACTCGGTTTCCATCCGATAAATTGTCTACATTTATATTTATTTCATTAGAATAAATGCTATTATCATGAGTGCAAGAAACATCATCAACAATAAACTTAATATTATTTTCATTTTCTAAACTTGCTATACTTTTAGTAATGGAATTATTTTCGGGTGTATTACTTTTTTTTGTGTTACTGCTACAATATATATTGATATATTCATCTATTACCGCGGTCATTCCTTTAGTATCCGTTAATGATGGTGATTCATTTGAGTCTATTTTAATCGTGCCTATTTCGACTATTTCATTTGTGTCTATTTCATTTGCACCCATTTCATTTGCGTCTATTGCATTTGCGTCTATTGCATTTGCATTTGCACCCATTTCAATCTCTCTTGTCTTCCCCCACGTTATACTATCCATATACATAGTGGAATATCCATAAGTTAGTAATTTAACAAAGGATCCAAATAGAATAAAAAATAAATAGGCAGTATAATAATAGAATGTATTTCTAAACGATAAAGGTCTGATACCAATAGGTATGAATAATGCATAAAGGAGAGGTATAAAAATAATAATAGACAAGTACAACATTAGCATAGAAGGGTGTTCAACTATTGCCTTTATGAAAGCAACAGTTGCTATAAAAATAAAGGGAGTTAAACTATACGTTAATACATTTATAAATGATGATATGCGTTCAAATATGTTAATACCTGGCAAATATACAAGTAGCATATCATTGGTCATTGCACCTAAATTCCATCGGCGTCGTTGTGACATGAATACATTTACACTGGTCGGTACACTAGTGTATGCTACTGCTTTTAATGTTTGCGTGGATTTTACATATGGATACACAGATAACATATGGCATACATGATTTCGGTCTTCGCTAGCATAAGATCGGATATGATTAAAAATAGATTCTTTTTCTTCTGGTAAATAATTTAATACGCTTAATATAAGATTACCACATGTTTCATTAGAGACTCTTAAAATTTGATTGCAACCAGATAAGCAATTTACTTTTTGTGTTATAGTGGATTGTGCATAACGGCGCAAACATTGTGAAAACATATATTCGCCATATTGATACAAAATAAAGGGGGAATAATTGCCTAATGTTGTAGAGGAGGGTAAAATGTCCACATAACCGACACACCCATGAATAGTAGCATCTTTCTCTATACACTGCACAAGTTCATAGGAACAATTATAATCAAATATAGTATCGGCATCTATACCAATAATGTAATCTATATTTGTATCATAATTTTTTTTAAATAAATCAAACATGTATTTAAATAGGTTTTCAGATACAGCAAAACTTACATCATCATCCTGATTATGTGTATTGTAATTAAAACACATTTTGCGAACCAGCACTAAGGAATCGCGTTTACCATAGTTTTTATTTTTAATAATTAAAATGAAATCAATGGGTTCCGTCTGATGTGTGTAGGTTCCAGTATATATTTTAATAATATTTCTATTATCATCCCATGTTTTATAGTCGTAATATTCACCTAATTCACTACTATTTATATTTAAAATGCGTTTTAAAATTTTATCAGTAGATTCATTGTTGCCTTTACCAGTAGCAATGCCATCACAGATGATTAGTATGGTGCGTTTATCATTTTTCACAACGCGTTGTAAAGTTAATGAATTTAATGAACTCGTCAGTTCTTTTTCAGATTCGTTATAACAAGGAACAACATATAAGTAATTTCTGGATTCTAATCTATTTTTCGCATTGTGCTCGTTATCGTGATCGTGATTGTTATCCTTATTTGTGATCATTTTATGTCCTAGTATACAAATTACACTGAATGCATTAACAATAGATGCCAACGCCAAGACAAATAAATAGACATACCAGTCATTTTCATAAATTATAA